CTCATGGGATACAGTTCTGATGGCGGCCAGTGAAATATCACTGCCACATCCGCCATCAGGTCATCGACCGAGAGATTTTTCGGAAACGTCACTGCACCGAGTTCGGCGACAAAAAACCGACCACCTTACCGGCCAGCGCCACAAGGTCAGGCAGTTCCAGCGCGGCGACTTCCTGCTCGGTCAGCATCGGTGCCGTCATGCGCGGCAGCACCTTAATCAGTGCATCGACTTCGGAGTTTGCAACCGCAGCCAGACTGACACCGCGTAGCGTCCCGGCATTGGGTTTCATCAGCGTGACCTGTTCGATAACCTGCTCACCACGTTTGACCGGATTGTCCAGGGTAATAACATTTTCTTTGTTCATGGTTTTCTCACTTCTGAATCAGGGTTAACTGGCCAGCCAGGCTGACCGGATGAAAATCACAGGCCGATATTGCGGCGGTGTTGCTCCAGCCGGTCGACGCCGTTCACCTTCTCAATCATGTTGATGGTGTCAATTTCGACCAGCTCCTTACCGTCCATCGTCAGCCGGAAATAGGTGCAGACCACGGAGATTTTCGACTCAGTGTCTTCTCCCTGTTTACCCTCGCCGGTGTCGATTTCTTTCTGACGTCCACGCATGACCACTTCGACGGCCACCGTTTCGCCGGTATCGTCGCGCTGGTAAGAGCCTGCAAAACGAATCGGCACGGCATCCACACCGGTTGCGGCGTAAAGCTCCCAGATAACCGAATCCGGGAAGCCACCGAGCGACCACTCCATTGACAGCGCATCGTCATCAAGGCCGAGGTCTACCGGTGCGCTGCCGTTCATTCCCGCACCGCGATAGTTTTCGAGCTTACGGGTCAGTTTTGGTAGCGTGACGGACTTCGCGACGCCCTGATAGCTGTAGCCGTTCAGAAAGACGTTCATTAACTTGAGTTTGCGCGGCATTGCCATCGGTCAGGCTCCTTAATTGCTGTTAACCGAGGTGACCAGATTTGCCAGGTATTTATCGGTAATACGCTGGCGCAGGGTCAGGTTTTCAAGAGGAGGCACCGGGGTATAGTCGTAGTCGATATACAGTTTTCCGGCCTTGAGGGTTTCCGCATCGTTGGATTCTTCGCTGAACCAGCAGGTCGCATCCACGATATAGCCGTTTGTTTTCAGCTCACGGAATTTGGCATTGATGCCGTCAACGATGTCGCGAATCAGCGTTGCGGTGATGGGCTTGTCCACCGCCCACATGTGCGCCTCAGCCATCGTGTCGGCCAGCACCTGCGCGGTGCGGGTGTAGTTTTCAAAGAGGAACAGCGGGTCATCAGAGCAGGTACGGTTACCCCAGAATCGGAAACCGTCGCGGCGAATCAGCGTAGTGACGCCTGACTCGTTAAGCAGGTCAGCATCGGTGCCGGACTCCTGCAAATCCCAGAATACAGAGGCGCTGATGCCGGTAACACCGTTTACCCCGACGTTGGACAGCGTTTTATGCCAGCCCTGCTCCTGGTCGATTTTAGCGCGCAGACCCAGCGCACGGGCGGTGGCATACGCGGTGGCGGTGGTACTGGTGACCGTATCCCATGCGAGGAAATCCGGCCAGATGACCATCAGCTCACGCTGGCTGAAATTCTGGCGGTAGGCTTTCACCTCGGAAATGGTTTTACAGCCCCATGCGCTGATATACCCGAAAGCGCGCAGCTTCTGACAGACGGATGCCAGTGCAACAGCCACCTCTTTGGTATCCAGTCCCGGCACACCGAGAATACGCGGTTTAACACCGGTTACCGACTCCGCCGCCAGCAGGGCTTTCAGTCCGGTGTACTGACCGTTTTCGTCAGTGGTGCCGATGATATTGGAAACGGTCTGCGCGAGTTTCGTTTCTTCGTCGTCGCCGGTTCCGTCTTCCACGCGCACGACAACGGTGACCGGTTTTGACTGGTCAGCGATGGCCTGCAACGATGCCGCCAGCGTGCCTTTTTTACCGGCCTTTGCAATCGCGCTCTGCACATTGGTGATCAGCACCGGTTTATTGACGGGGAAGGTTTCCGCATCCGCATCGCTGGCCGTGCAGACCATGCCAACAATGGCGGTGGATACGGTGGAAATGACGCGGGTGCCGTCGTTAATCTCCAGCACCTGCACGCCGTGATGATAGTCACTCATCCGTTTAACTCCGTGGTTAATGGGTGAGTGTTATTTTCAGTTGTGCCGGAGATGTCAGGCTATTTGTCCCGGTTGGCTAAGGGATGACACAATTTATTCTTTGCCGCTGATGAGGGGAATTTTTTATAGAGCGTGGACAGGCCAATATCAAAAATCAGCGCCACGCGTTGACGTGATTCACCCGCAGCCAGCAACCGTCCTGCCTGTTCCCACTCACTCGCGGTGAGCTTCGGACGTCTGCCACCAATACGCCCTTTGGCTCTGGCCGCTTCCAGTCCGGCGCGTGTCCGCTCGACAATGAGTTCTCGCTCCATTTCAGCCAGGGCACCCATCACATGAAAGAAAAAACGCCCCATCGGCGTGCTGGTATCAATAGCATCTGTCAGGCTGCGAAAATTAACGCCGCGTTCGCGCAGCTCCTCAACCAGAATGACCAGATGCCGCATACTACGCCCCAGCCGGTCCAGCTTCCAGACTACCAGAGTGTCACCTGCTGATAATGTTCTGAGCAGTTTTTTCAGTCCCGGTCGGTCGGACTTCGTGCCGCTGATTTTATCCTCAAAAATCCGCTCGCATCCTGCTCACTCCAGCGCGTTACGCTGCAATTCCGTGTTCTGGTCATTTGTCGACACGCGTACATAGCCAATAAGCATGAGCATCCCCCTGAATAAAAACCGGAGATGATGCCACTTGCCCGTTATCTCTGCATTTTCATAAACGTTGGTTTGGGAGAAGGTGCTCCAGCTATTGGCGTTCCGTTCTTCTGGCCGTCCGCTGCAATGCCAAATACCGTAATCGACAGCTGGTCCAGTATGGTGTTTTTGAAGTTCAACGGGGTGAAATTTTCTGCCTCTGATTACCCTGTGCTGGCAAAAGTGTTTCCTTCGCTGGTATTACCTGAAGCCTGCGGTGATTTCATTCGTATCTGGGATGATGGGCGAGGGGCGGACAGTGGGCGAGCATTATTAAGCTGGCAGGCAGCAACATCTTTATCGCAATTTGGCGGTAATTATCCAGAAGGGTCCGGCCATGCGATTGCTGATTACGATGGAATATCAGCACACCAGCCAGGTTTCTCTCGATTTCAGTACACCAGTAACTCAGTAGGAGATGGTGTTAATTTTATTGCCGTCAGACCACGTAACATTGCATTTAACTTTCTGGTGAGGGCTAAATAATGAAACCTGTTTTTGATGAAAATGGACTGGCTACAGTGCCGGGTGATATGCGTTGTTTTTATTATGATGCAGTAACGTATGAATATACGGGCTGGTCTGATGAATATATTAATACTGGTGTAAGTATGCCCGCCTGTTCCACTGGTATTGACCCGGGCGAAAACATTCCGGGAAAAGTGGCAGTATTTACAGGTAAGGGATGGAGCCATGAAGAAGACCATCGCAATGAGACTGTTTACTCAATCGAAAATGGTGCTGCTGTTACAGTGGATTATATCGGTGCCATCAAAAACGGTTATGTCACGCTTTCACCGTTAACGCCATATAATAAATGGGATGGTGAGAAATGGGTGACAGATACTGAGGCACAACACGGTGCCGCAGTAGAAGCGGCAGAAGCACAGCGCCAGTCACTGATTGATGCAGCAATGGCTTCCATTAGTCTGATTCAGCTGAAATTACAGGCCGGGCGGAAACTGACGCAGGCAGAAACAACCCGGCTTAACGCTGTGCTGGATTACATTGACGCGGTGACGGCAACAGATACCAGCACCGCGCCGGATGTCATCTGGCCTGAACTGCCGGAGGCGTAGGCCATTCAATATCGGGTGCTGTTGAAGTATCAACACGCATCAGCAGCACACGGTATTTCTTCCATTCGGTGAGAGTTGAAGTTTCTTCATCAGTTGCGATATCAGCATCAACAGCATCCTGACGCCAGGATATTTCACTGTCAGCTTTTTCCCGTAATTGGGATTTTTTAACTTCAGCAATAGCTATTAATTCCTTTTTGGTCGGCTGAGGAATATCTATCAGTGCTGGTTTTCCATTCAGTGTTCCAATCTGTTTTCCTGGTGGAATATCCATAAATAACTTTTTATGTTCTTCCTCACTGACTATTACACCATCATCAGGCCACAGACCTGATGCCTCAAATTTTTCTTTCTCCGATATGGGGAAAAAGCCATTTGCTTTAGCGCTCCATACGTACATATCAATACCCCACCGCTATAATGTCCACATTAAATCCCCCGGGACCTGCCTGCCAGATGCTGGCCCCTGTTAATGATTTTGTTTGATGAACAACCGCCACATTTGCTGGCGATTGTGTTTCAGTTGTTACAGTACCGATATCATTCCAGTTAATTGAGATGGAATAGTTCGTTGTTGTAAACGACCGGGGGAAAGTTATGTGTCTTACATTGGTGCCGACAGGAAATCCAAGATAAACACGCTGAATTATCATTCCTCCAGGTAACATAACCCAGTTAGCACCTTCTCCCAAACCAACGTTTATGAAAATGCAGAAATAACGAGCAAATGGCATCATTCCTGCTTTTGTCAGAGGGATCCACTATGCTTATTGGCTATGTACGCGTATCAACAAATGACCAGAACACCGATCTACAACGTAATGCGTTGAACTGTGCAGGATGTGAGCTGATTTTTGAAGACAAGATAAGCGGTACAAAGTCCGACAGACCAGGACTGAAAAAGCTGCTCAGGACATTATCGGCAGGTGACACGCTGGTGGTCTGGAAACTGGACCGACTGGGACGCAGTATGCGGCATCTTGTCGTGCTGGTGGAGGAGTTGCGCGAACGAGGCATCAACTTTCGTAGTCTGACGGATTCAATTGATACCAGTACCCCAATGGGGCGCTTTTTCTTTCATGTGATGGGTGCCCTGGCTGAAATGGAGCGTGAACTGATTGTTGAACGAACAAAAGCTGGACTGGAAGCAGCTCGCGCACAGGGACGAATTGGTGGACGTCGCCCCAAACTTACACCAGAACAATGGGAGCAGGCTGGACGATTAATTGCATCAGGCGTTCCTCGCCAGAAGGTGGCGATCATCTATGATGTTGGTATATCGACACTGTATAAGAAGTTTCCGGTCGGAGATAAATGAAACCGTAGCACGTCGTATGCAAGAAGATCGTGCTGCGGTTTATGCTTATCACTTAAAGACTCAAAAATTAGGTGAGTAACGGACCGGGGACATAGCTCCTTTTTTTCTTAATTCATCTGGTATTTTTTTTCCAAGATAAAGATTTGCTATTTCAGGTGGGGCTTCTCGACCTTCAAAACCATAGCGAGAACTTTGTGTTGCCTCAAAGTCCGGATCCTCGTCCCAGTATTTCATCGTAGGGAAATTTTCACGTGTTGATTTGAGCCATTTATCAGCAATGAAAACCCCTCGAACGATCCCCCTTACAGTAGCAAGAATGACTTCTGCTTGGCTGGCGCGAGAGACATTAATGCGCCAGCTAAATCGAACCGCATCATAAAGCTCTGAATCCTTTGCACTTCTGTTAACGGAAATCATTAATGCTTTATGATGAAATGTTATGGTTTCGGGTTGATATGTTGCTATCAACTCTTTGACATGCGCGGCGCCGAATTCATTGCTGCCAGCACCATTCATGATATTCGTTAACCCAGGGTAGGCATCAATAAGTGCTGCTTCAACTTCGTACGCCGTCTTTTCATCAGTCATTCCGTGTCGATGGATGACATGGATAACCTCAAGTCCTGCTAACCTTATTTCTCTAATTTGCTTTAGCTTGTTGCTCAGTAACTCGTCATCATCAGTCGCTGCCACTTCACCGCGCATATGGGCAAATACGCGGTTACCTTTGCCTTTCCCTACATAGAAGGTGCTTCCGTCCCTCGGATCAATCAATCGGTATACATACCAGCCAAGGTGTTCAATTACTCCAGAAGGAAACTCAGTAATATCCATTTTGCAATATCTATGAATTATTTGTGAGACGTATATTAATGAACATTGCAAGGGCTCACAACCAGTAGTGTTGAGAAAAACATCGGAGAAATGAGGCTAAGCCTTTGAATTTACATAGTACAAAAAAGATACTTTTCCTCATAATGTGAGCTAATTTTATGTTTCGTTTGATGATTGGACCGGTCTCGAAAACCGTAGGCACGTAGTATGCGTTAATTTATGAACAAGCTACTTGTCTGCTGTTTTTCTGTCATTAGTCGTATATAGAATGATTCTCTATGCCTAACAAAGCATCACCAGTGCTAGATTACGTTGTAGTCACTGTTTAAATATCCAGATAAAACATTTCCTTCTGGGTTGAATGAGTGATAGAGTTTCACCCATTAGACCCCTTGGAGGAATTATGTCTGAATTTGAAGTGTTGGCACAGCATCTGCTGAAGGAAGCCGAGGCGGAAGAAAAGCTGCGACAGGAAAATGATAAAAAGCTTATCGAGAAAGTGCTGGAAATCTATGATCAGAAGTATGTGGCTGAATTACTGAGAAAAGTCGGAAAAAATGAGTGGAGCCGTGAAACCATCAACCGCTGGATTAATGGCAAGTGTTTACCAAAATCGTTGACTTCAGTAGAAGAGTCTCTTCTGCGTAAGATGCTACCAGAACCACCTGCAAACCATCCGGAATATGCTTTCCGCTTCATTGACTTATTTGCTGGAATTGGAGGGATACGGAAAGGTTTTGAGGCCATTGGAGGCCAGTGTGTTTTTACCAGTGAATGGAATAAAGATGCTGTGCGTACATACAAGGCCAACTGGTTTAACGATGAACAGGTGCATAAATTCAATCTCGATATTCGGGAAGTCACGCTGAGTGATAAAACCGATGTATTGGAAACGGATGCTTATGCATATATTGATGAGCATGTGCCGGATCATGATGTGCTTCTTGCGGGGTTCCCGTGCCAGCCATTTAGCCTTGCTGGTGTTAGTAAGAAAAACTCACTTGGTCGTGCGCATGGTTTTGAATGTGAAGCACAAGGAACACTTTTTTTTGACGTGGCACGTATTATACGAGCAAAAAAACCGGCAATTTTTGTGCTGGAAAATGTCAAAAATCTGAAGAGCCATGATAAGGGTAAAACTTTCAAAGTCATTATGGAGACCCTTGACGAGCTGGGCTACGAAGTTGCCGATGCTGCAGAAATGGGAAAAAACGATCCAAAGATTATCGATGGGAAGCATTTTTTGCCTCAGCATCGTGAACGCATTGTTCTGGTCGGATTTAGACGAGATCTGAATATTCACAAGGGGTTTACCTTGCGTGATATCAGTCGTTTTTATCCGGAACACCGCCCATCATTTGGTGAATTGCTGGAGCCTGTAGTCGACAGTAAATATATACTTACGCCAAAACTATGGGAGTACCTTTATAACTACGCCAAAAAGCATGCAGCCAAGGGGAATGGTTTTGGCTTTGGGTTGGTCAATCCTGAGAATAAGGAAAGCATTGCACGCACACTTTCTGCCAGATATCACAAAGACGGATCAGAAATTCTTATTGATCGTGGTTGGGATATGGCAACGGGAGAGGCTGACTTTATGAATGAGAGTAACCAGGCTCGTCGACCACGCAGGCTGACTCCCCGAGAGTGCGCACGCCTTATGGGGTTTGAAAAACCTGGAGGGAAACCATTCCGTATTCCGGTTTCAGATACTCAGTCATATCGGCAGTTCGGTAACTCCGTTGTGGTGCCAGTATTTGAAGCCGTTGCCAGACTTCTGGAACCCTATATCCTCAAAGCTGTTTCTGCTGATGCTGGTAAGACTGGGCAGCCTTGAGAACACCTCCCGGCCTTTTAAGCCGGGAGTCAGCCTATGATAGTTCAGCGTAAAGTTCTATCAGCTCAGTAATGAATGCTCCGAGCGTTATTAATTCTTCTCTAACTGCTTCTGGGTATTTTTTATGTAAAGTTGATGGTACAACGAGTCTGACACCCGCATCTTTCATTTCTCGGTATTGTGCTGAAGAAACACCTTCTTGCAGCGTAAATAAATGTACCTGATGGATTTTATCTGCTTCATTCAGTATCTGACGCCAGCGATCTTTGCAGGTGGTCTTTACTGCCAGCATACGTAAGTTTTCTACAGGAAATTCAACGTTATGATATGCCTCTGCTGAAGGAAACAGGAAATCTGGTTTTTTATTACCTTCAGTAACTGCCTGAGTGGAGAAATGCCGTAGTCCGTGCTCGATAAAAAGCTTCTCTAGGTGAAGTTCAAGTGATTTACCTGCCCTTGATTTACGTCGATTACTGACAGAGTTGGCTAATGCAATAAACTCATCTACAGAATCGAATCCTTTCTTAATAATATCAAGAACATGTAATTCCTCGACGAGTAGAAAAATATCATACTCGACACGCCGACGGTCAATCAGTTGCTCATCTGGATCCTTGGAGTTTTTAGCATAATGGCCAGCAGCATATTGAATAATTTCGTTTCCAGAAGGAAAACGCTTCTTCCAGTCTTCAGGAATAACATATTTATGATTTACTGGAGTTTGCTGAAGAGACAATCCGCCCAAAATTTGTCCGGCAGGGCCGGAAATTAGGGTTCCAGGTATGATTTCGCCAATAGCAGACTCGATGATATCCTCTTCATCGGGATTGACGCAGACCCATATATCTACCTCGGAACAGTCAGTGTTCTGTTCGTTTAACCTGAAAGCAAGAATTGTGAGGGCTCCTGTATTTTCAGGGTTCTGTAATGGACTTCCTCTCCCCCAGCGCGTAATTCTTTTTTCGTTTCGGGTCTTACCAAAATAACGGTTGTTGTAATAAATTGCGCGTGCTTGGGTATCAGGGCAATCATGGGATGATACATGCGCAGTAAGGAAGACTGAAGGGTTCAGTTCGCGAGTATGATTGATAGATGGAAAAAGCTTTTCAACGATATTTGAGGGGATATAAAGTCCGACCTGATGGCCACCTGTTGCGCCTGTGTCGTTTGCAGAAAGGCGTTTGATGTAGATAAAGTAATTCCCGCTTGCGATATCAAGCAGCCAGTTATGAAAAACCGACATATACATCCCTTTGTTAACATACAGTCAGGGTTAACATTTTTCCATAGTTATAGATAAGCGGCTAGGAACTTAAGGGAAAAACAAAAAGCCCGCATAAGCGGGCTTTTGTGTCACTCGAGAGCCGCGGCTCCTTTGCGTATCCTTTTTTATCTCCTCACCGTCTGGTCGGTGTCCTGCTGAGACTGCTAACTTCCTGTTTTTGTTGGTGTTGTCCTTACACCGTCCAATCATGATTGGTGGAGCTGGCGGGAGTTGAAACCGCAGCCACGTCGTATGCAAGAACGTGCTGCGGTTGGCTGGTGAACTTCCGATAGGGCGAGTATTGAATGATTTACAGCCGTTATTGATTTTACATATTTTTTGTATGAAAGGATTAGCGCCTCCTCCCACCGATCCTCCATGGCTTTACGCCAGTGTCTCTAGGACTGCTATGTGCCAATAGGAGACGCTAGTGACATTATGCTATGTTAACGTATTGCACTAATCCATATTTCGATGGTCAAGATATATGAAAGTCAGTCAACTCAAAATCATATCTCACAATGATATATTACCTGCTCTTTTAGGAAGAGTGTTCCATGTTACGCCTGAAAATAATATGTCTCTCATAAAACAGTCCGGCGCTTTGATCCCAAACTCGGAATTATTGCAGATGTCAAGATTTGGAAACTCATCAAATGGTTTTTTCAGACGGCGTAACTGTGTTTCCTTTTTTGACTACAGATGTTATGGGACTAAGCATTGGGAAGAACATGCCTATAAATGTTTTCCAACTCAGTTTATAAAACATGTGCCTAATGATAGAATTTCAATACTATTTCTTCATGAAAGCAAATTCGATAAATTGATCCCCTGGACTGCATGGAAAGCAGAAGAGGCATGGAGTGATAGGGTGGTCCCATACGTTGAAACTGGATATAAAGGCATAGTCTCCTTAAGTGAGATTACTGAAGAGTTAATTGTTGGGTTTGACTGCTAGCAAAGTCAAAAAATCGCTAACGAATGCAGAAGGTACCTACTTATGGACCGGTCTTTTATGGTCTGCTTGCCGCTATCTTTAGGCTCATTAAGTGAGACTTTTCGATGACTCCCATTCCGTCTTGTGTATTCGATGTATATGCCTTATCGCTTCCCAGAGGTCTGGGATTTGGGGATGATCCTCCAGTTAGCGCTTGGGGTAGTCATGATCATGTCACAGTCTGTGCACTGACACGTAATTGTCACAGCGGAAAGCATGGCATTCTTATAATGCGGCGTCGTGAGGACGATGTATGGGCAGTGCTACGCTGGGAGTCAGATTCATATAGTGAAGAAGAGGCTTTCACAATTATACGTGAGGCATGCGATGAATCTGCGAGTCGCGTCCCTTTGCCTCCGGGTACACGCAGGCGCGCACCGCTTTGGGATGTTGAAGGTAGACAACCAAGTAACATATTCAAAATACTTGGACATCCTTGTAGAGCACCTGGCGCATGGATGCTTAATCAATTGTATCTTGCAATGCCAAATCCGGATACTCACTGGGCAAGAGAGTGCCAGACTGATAACTTTCATACACGTATTTGGGAAGCCATGCTCCTGGCCAGTTTCCGTGAACAGGGGTTGTTAGTCACTCAGGAGTACCCCTCTCCTGATTTTCACGTAATAAACAGGTCAGGTGGAGAAGCCTGGATTGAAGCTGTGACAGTTAATCCATCGGACCGTTACGACCATGCCAGGGCTGAACCTCTGACGTTTCCTTTAAACCGACAAGACAGGGTATCGGGAATTGCGGCTGAACGTTATGCGCGGACCCTAAGGAATAAACTGCGCAAGAATTACACTAGTCTCACTCATGTCGAAGGAAAGCCGTTTGCCATTGCTATCGCGGACTTTCACGCTCCCGGTTCAATGATGTGGAGCCGTGAGGCTCTAATTACCTATCTCTATGGATTTTATGGAAGAGAAAAAGAAATAGATGGGAAGGTTGTGGCTGTAGCAGAAACTGTCGACTGCCTCAAAAGCGACCCCAAAATCCGTGCTGGTTTGTTTAATTCACACGATAACATTGCTCTCTCGGCGGTTATTTTTTCTAATTCTGCGACTTTATCCAAGCTGAGCAGAGTACCTGTTTCTTCCGGCGCCTTGATCAAAGGCTACCGGTACATAAGGATTGGTGAGTTCGCTAATGACTCGGCGGGAGCCTTACGTGGCATCCCCTTCAGTATGGATGTAGCCAGTGACCAATATCGTCGTCTTTGGGAACCCTATAGTTATGAGCCATGGACTTCAGAAATTGAAATTTTTCATAACCCAAACGCGGAAAACCCTATAAATTCTACGCTATTTCCAGAGGCCACGCATTGGCTTCCAGTTAACGGTGAGATAATTTGCAAACGCTTTTTCAAGCAAAGCATTTTAAAAAGCCAAACCATTATTCAACACGCAGATGATCCAGTTCCTAATGCAAATAGCCTCACGTTTCAGGAAACTTATGAGGCAGACGATAAATTATTTGACTGACCTGCTTGATTCGCACAGAACGCTGTTAGCAATGTCCGCTCCTCGCTCATAACAGACATTAACTACAGTTATGGTAGAAGGTATGCATGCTGGGTGGGGAAAGTATGAAGGAAAAGAAGACTGCTGCGCCGTTTGTCGTCACATTTATCTTCATTGGCTATGCAAGTCATAATACAAGGTGGGACAAAACTGAGACACATAAGGCCTCACAATGGCTTGCAAGGCTTTACATGTTTTGATGTGGTGGGACGTGTGAGCGCAGTGTTGATGGGGTAATACTTTGAATTAGAAACGGATTCTTATAATTCGTAATGCGAAGGTCGTAGGTTCGACTCCTATTATCGGCACCATTAAAATCAAATTGTTACGTAAGATCTTATCATTCTCCCACCAAAAAATTATCTTAATGTAACAGCTGGTGTAAGTAAATTCTATCAACGAAGATCAATCTTATCTACTGACCAAAAAGGCCTGATAGGGCTTCGCTCACTATACATCCTTGGCTGCAGGTTTAGTTGTACACCACTCCTAAATTTAATGTGTTGGCAATGTGTTCAATAAAGCTCGAACAAATTAGCTCATTATGATCGGTTAATACTTCAACTTCTGGTTGCATGATTGTTTGTCCGTAAAAAGATAACGCGCCTGCCGGGTAGTAGCAGGCGCATTACGCAATAGGTAAACAAGGGAGGAAGTTCAGAAATGTAAATCGGGAAGGTTGTACGCAATGTTCATCGTACTACGTTGTTACGGCTTTGCCGCAACAAGCCAGTTGCCTGCCGCGCTCGCAGAATGTCTGCAGCCCGGAGATAAGGAGATTGTTCCTGCCAGCTAAATCCCTTCCTGTCGATACGAACCAGCTCGTATTTTTCTACCAGAAAATTCACGGCATCGGCTAGGGTGATACCGGCATCGATGTGTTCCTTAATCACAGCCTCATTGCAGAATGGCGTGTCGTTTATTGTCAGACCATAGTGCTGTTCCAGCAGACGTGTCAGTAACATTTGCCAGACAGCCACGGGTGACAGGCAGGGCTTCACCGCCCGCTGAGTTGTTGCAGGTAAAGTTTTCATGTTTGCTCTCGTGTAGGTAATTAACGCTGAGTGGGGTAAATGGCGATGTATACGTAGCCGCAACTGCCAAGGGTGTCGGCTTCGCAGGTTAAATCGTTGTGGTACAGGGTAACGCAGTGGGCATGGTGGGGGCTGAGTTCACCGGTGGTCAGCATCGATTCCATCTGGCGGATAAAGTGCGGGAATGTTTCATCCAGCTTCCGGCATTCGATGTCACTGAACTTGCCGGTGATGCTGGCCCGGTCAGCCAGATAATGCAGTCGGTTGCCTTCCTGCACCAGACGGGCTCCCAGGCGCAGTGTAATCTCCCGCTGCAGGCCCCTGGTAGGGTTGCTCATTACAGTTCTCCACTATTGTCAGTTCAGGGTGATGCTCATCAGGCAGGTATAGGGCCCATTGCGGTCCTGGCGGCGTTCGGCGTATACCGCGAGGACTCCGGCGATATCCGGAACGTCCCTGCCGGTGTAATGACAGACGCTACCGTGCCACTGGTATTTGCCGGTGCAGTAGCGAAAGATTCGGGACTCAGGATGCTGGCGGTATATCGTCATTGCCCTGCGTTTACTGATAATTTTCATGTAATACCTCAAAGCAGACCGTGTTCTGCGAACGAATAGATTTGCCTGCCACCGACAATCAGATGGTCAGGGACACGGATATCCACCAGCTGAAGCACCTGAACCAGTCGCTGCGTGAGGGTTTTGTCGGCCTGGCTAGGTGTCGTCTCGCCGGAAGGATGGTTATGCGCGAGTATCACCGCCGCCGCGTTGAAGTGCAGAGCACGTTTGACCACCTCCCGGGGATGCACCTCGGTGCGGTTAATCGTGCCGGTGAAGAGCGTTTCATGGGCAATCAACTGATTCTGGTTGTCCAGATACAACACCCGGAACTCTTCCCGCTCAAGCGCGGCCATATGCAGTCGCAGCCATTCACGTACGGCGTGGGTAGAGGTGAAGGCTACGCCGGGCTCATGCAGGTGGCGGTCCAGAGCCCTGAGCGCCCGCTGAATGAGACGCCGGTCCTGTGGCGTCATCTCGCCGGGTAAAAAGGAAAGCTGTTTCATCTGTTGCTCCTTCGGTCAGTCGATAATACGCAGAATGGCGTGAGCCTCTGGATGTTGCATGGCATACTCCCGCAGGCGGTAATAGTGTGCGGTCATCGCGTCACATTCTGTACGGCAGGCATGGTGGCTATACGCAATCAGGCAGACAGCAATACCTGCTGCTTCTGCACTCATTTGGGCATCGTTACCGTTCAGGCAGTTAAACAGACGCCATGTCTCATCGTTGTCAGGCTCGGGGGACATAAATGCGCCGCCATTGCTGAGGGTGTAGAACGACCAGATACCACCGCTGTAGCCCTCACAGAAGCGGTCCATCCAGGCGAAGATATGCGGCTCCAGGAGTAGCCACTGCGGGATAGCGCCAAAGTACTGTGGCCAGAAATCGATACGCTGTTCATCGGGGACCGGCGTGACGGTCAGTTCAAATTCGGGTTGGTTAGCGGGTGCGAGGTCGTGCTGCGTCTGTGTTATCATGGGTATGTCTCCGTCAATAAAAACGCCAGCGGCGATGGCTGGCGTATGGGGATATAAAGTGTGTTCGGGGAGGTGAATGCGGGTAAATGCTTCGCGATCAGCGGGTGGCCGTGTCTGTACGGATGCCTGAGGTGCGGATATAGCGGTTAAGACCTTCACCGGCATCCGGCTCAAAGTTCCATGCCCGCCAGACCATCCGGCCTTCAGTATCACGAACCACCAGACGGAAGTGACTGCCCTGGTCGTCTTCGAGTGTGATATTGCTGTACGTGGTAGTGACCGCTTGCGCTTGTCTCCGGGTGAAAGGCCCCGGTGGCAGCAACACGGATTGGGTCATTTTCGGGCTCCTGATAAAAGAAAACCCCGGCAGCCTGCTAGCTGTCGGGGTGGATTTGCTGGGGAAGATGCTACTATCAGTCGTTGCTGCAGTCTCCGAGAGTGGACAGAACTTTCTCAGCGTTCTTCCGGTCCGCAGTGAAGGTCCCTGCTTTGTGGTCATTGACGTAGACGTCGAACTGCCCGGCCTCAGAGATATTGCTGATGAAGTCAAACCAGGCGTTATCGCCGTTACGCCAGCCCAGGCTGGACGGAATAATGTACTGCTGGTGATCCATCACTACGGTGATAGTAGTGTCGTCATCGTGCGAACTGACCATCTTGTCATCGGCAAGGGTAAGAAAGACTGAATGCTGATAGAAACCATTCTGGTCCGGGTTCCCTGTGCAGTTGATGGTAAACGTCTTTCCGCTGGCTTCGGTCACGCTGTATTCCGTATTGCCCTGACCGTAACCCTGCTGCCAGAACCCCGGGATAGCAGAGGCATTAAAGCTCGCGAGCAGTACACCCGCCAGCATAAACCGACTTAGTGAAAGTATTGTCATTCTTGTCTCCTTTGTCGTTGTTTTATTCCTGATTGTCAGGGTTTGAGGGTATCAGCAGTCGCCCCATCAGTTTGCCGTCATGGGCGTACTCAAAGTATTTTTCTTTGGTATACGGGTCCGTCACCTCCTGGTATTCCAGTTTGATGTTATCGGCAATACACAGCGCATTCATCAGTGGCTGGACGGTTTTTTCCTGCATATCCACGAGGTAGTAGTAACTGCCATCCTCGCAGCCATCGGGCGACTGGCGGGTACGTAAAACCTGCAAGGTGGGACCGGATAAGTAGTCAACCTGTGACCATTCTTCGCTGATATCATCCTGGTGGCTGACCACATCACTGAAACGCGGTGGGGTGAGGTCCTTAAATTTACTGATGGCCTTCAGGTCATCACTTCTGTCATCGCATGCGATGAGAAACAGAGTGGTGGCAACCAGCGCCAGCAGAGGCAGTGTTTTACGTTTCATTATTTTTTTCCTGAAATCAGACGAACCACTTTGGCAAAGACATAAATGCCCACGAAAATACCCACCGGCACGCCGACGAACGGTGTCAGCGCGACACTGGCAGCACCGGCTGCGCCACCTCCCGTCAGCAGTGCGGCAACAGTGGCAAGGGTCAGGGCCGCGAGACTGTCGGACACCCCGGTTTTGTTCAGAATGATGACGATGACAACAATGGCGATAATGGCAATAACGGGCATAGGGCTCCTCCCTGTTGCCGGGTTGATAACAACGCTTACGCTATTCTGGAGGGCTGTCGGCCGGAACAAACGTAAGCAGTGACTGCTGGATAAAGCGAAAATGGGGTAAGGACTGAATAAAGCCCGGGTCTTCAACAAGACGACACAGACTGTCGTTACGCCGGAAAGTCTCCTGCAGGGGCTGAACCAGATGGATCTCATCCAGGGAGAATACGGCGATATGTCCGTCGTGCTCTGCCACCAGATACCAGGCCTGCTGGTGGATGAGTAACCGGCAGGGAGCCAGCCGCTCACAGCGCTGCCCCTCGGCAATCAGAGTCACCCGCCTGCGCCCGGTAATGGCCTGAATCAGTCGCCAGAAAGACAATGCGCCTGATGGCGAAGGAGCCGGACTGGCGGGTGCGATTACGCAGGGAGACTCATCGCACATCAGCAGTGCGTTTACCAGACGACGGTCAAAGCCAGGGAAAAGACCGGCCATCCCGCTGCGGTGGGCAAAGATAAGCACGTCGGGCACCATCTGCGTCTCACTGCCCGCAGTGCGTAAGCGGCAATATCCGGACTGATACTCCAGGTCCAGATACATCAGCCGCTCACGAAAATCACGCCGCAGCGTGCGCACCGACACACCAAACTCAGCGGCAAGCTTACGCACACTCAGCGTTTCCCCTGCCACCAGACGGCTGATTATCAGTGACAGCCTGACAGCCAGCCGGTCATGGCGGCGTTCTGCCTGTGTCATGAGACGTTCTCCGTGAAAGTTAACTGACTGAAAATGATGTGATTACTTTAAAGAGGGGGTCGGACAGGGTATGGACACCACAGAAACTATTTTTCATTTCTGCAAAAGCCAGAGGCAGCGGGGGTTACAGGCCTTCCCTCGGTGAGTGAGGACCGTCAGCACGGTGCGATGCGGACAGGTGGTGTCCGATATTAACAAAGCAGCAACATTAAACGGTCACTGCAGTTGCGTGAGCAGGGCTTCCGCCATCACCCACAGTGCCCGGTTAAGTTTCACGTCCCCGTCGATACCGCGAACGGCACGGGTATGTGACCGTCCTCCTTTGGCATTACGGCCACTGAGCCCGCCCTTAATCAGGTTCTCCTGAATACGCTGGTACGTGGTCCACAGGTCATTGCTCTCATCCTGCCAGCGGCGAGGGGAGAGGATCTGCGATTCAGTCACCGGCTGGTGGTCTTCACCAAAGCGGTATGTGAGGGCGGCTTTTGCCAGTGCCTGCTGTGCCGGGGGTGGCAACAGCAACGACTGCATGGCATCCCGTTTCTCCTCCACCCGGTCAAAAATCCCCAGCACCTCATACGCGCCTTCAATCACCTGACTCACCACGTCCCCCTTGTGTGGCACCCGCACCTCGCCAAACGACTCACCGCAGACGAGCCCGTTCTGACAAACCGCACGAAATAGTCCCGGCAACATCTGATACGAACTGGTGCCATCGTGGGAGTTGAGCAGGATAATTTCTGGTACCTGTTTACCGGTAATCTGCCCCTCACGCCGCAGACGCAGCATATGCTTTGTATGTTCACGACGACCGGGGTCACGCACGCGGGTCTGACAGGCAAAGAATGGCTGGAAGCCTTCTCGCTGTAGGCTGTCGAGCAGGGAGATGGTAGGTATATAGGTATAACGCTCACTGCGGGATTCATGTTTGTCCTCGCTGAACACACTGGGCACCACGCGAAACAGCTCCTCACGGGTTAACGGGCGGTCGCGACGGATAAGGTTTGCTGCGCCAAAGCGCGAAGCCAGACGGGTCATAAGCAGACTCCTCATAATGGGAAAACAAATAAAAGAAATCCCCGTCGCATCGGCGACAGGGTCAGGGAAATAACAGGGATGGGTTAAATACTCAGAAGAAGAAATCCCAGACGGCACGGGCCACTGACACCACGGTGGTGCGCACGGCCTGAATGACGGCCCGCACCGGGGCGGGTATCAGGGGAAAGGCACTGATGCTATCGAGTACAGCACCGACGGTTTCACCAAAATCGCTACGCGCCTGTTCCCGGACTACCGTCGTGCGAAAGGAAGGCTGGAGTTGCGACACCACCGGGCTGGTGGCCTCACGTGGCAGGCACTTAATCATTCGCTCGGCCATCACCCGCAGTCCCCACTGAAGACGGACCGACACGGCACACACTGGATGTACGGGCTGGAACAGCTCATGCAGCAGACAGATTTTACGGCTGATATTCTGCTTCTGCTCTTTGGACAATGGCCCCCCACCGCTGGTGGGCTCGACCTTATCCGACTGGCTGATAACAAACAGCACCTTATGCCGGTATGCCTCCCCAATCACCTGATGATAAAAGTGCTCATCCACCGCCAGCGCTCGGTCATCGGCCTTAATCAGCCACAGAACCAGGTCGAGCCGGGGGAGTTGTTCGCGATACAGCGCAGCATACTCGGTATCGCGAGCGCCACTTTCGCCTACACCGGGTAAATCCACGACGGTCATATAGCGCTCGCCAACCTGCAGACGAAAGCGTAAAGGTTCACGGGTGCAGGCGGCCACATCGCTGACCGGTGATACCTCACTGGCAAACAGGGCATTGCAGAGTGAGGATTTACCGGCACCGCTCTTACCCATAATGGGTAATGACTCCAACTTATTGATAGTGTTTTATGTTCAGATAATGCCCGATGACTTTGTCATGCAGCTCCACCGATTTTGAGAACGACAGCGA